AAAATGGAAGATCATATTCAATATGACTTCTTATATGATAATCAGTTTGCAGAACTCAAAGAAACTGAAATGATACAAGGACGTTTAGGTAATCTTGCACAGATTGAACCTTACATTGGTAAATATTATTCAACTGAGTTTGTAAGAAAGAGAGTTCTTCGTCAGACAGATCAAGAAATTGAAGAGATTGATATGCAGATTGAAGATGAAATACAAAAAGGTATCATACCAAATCCCGCAGAAACTGATCCGATTACAGGTGAACCATTACCTCAACAAGGTGATCAAGGTGGTGGAGAATTGGGTGATGTGCCACAAGATCCAGATGTAGAAGCAGAGGCACAAATAACTGATGCTGAGTATCAAAAAGATACCAAATCAGCCGAGATATAAATAAACATATTGCTATAAAATAATCTTATGGAAGAATTAGTGGATTTGATTGCGACTGACGCTAGTGCTAGTGATGTATCTGATAAAATAAAAGATGCATTAATGGCAAAAGCAGCTGCTCGTATCGACGCTTTTAAACCTCATGTTGCTACATCAGTTTTTGATGAAGTACCAGAGGAAGAAGAGGTCGTTGATGAATTAGAAGATGAAGAATCAACTGAAGAGGACGAATAATGAAACTTATCACAGAAGAAGTCTCACAAGTCAAATTTATCACCGAAGGTAAAGGTAAGGGTAAAAAACTCTATATCGAAGGTGTATTCCTACAAGGTGGTATCAAAAATCGTAATGGGAGAATGTATCCCGTTGATATTCTGGAAAACGAAGTCAACAGATACAATAAAACTTTTGTGAATCAAGGGAGAGCACTTGGTGAACTTGGTCATCCAGAAGGTCCTACAGTTAACCTAGATCGTGTGTCCCACAAAATTACCTCGCTCGTAAGAGAAGGAAATAATTTTAGAGGTAAAGCACAACTACTTTCAACTCCAATGGGTAAGATTGCATCATCTTTAATAGGTGAAGGTGTCAAACTTGGAGTATCTTCTCGTGGTGTTGGTTCACTAAGAGAAAGTAGTAATGGTTGTAAAATGGTTGGAGAAGATTTTCAATTAGCAACCGCTGCCGACATAGTGGCAGACCCTTCCGCACCAGACGCATTTGTGAATGGAATTATGGAAGGAAAAGAGTGGGTTTGGGAAGGAGGAACACTCCGTGAAGAACTCGCTGAAAGAACTGAGAAGCGTATTAATACACTTGTCACTCAAAAAAGATTAGAGGAAAAGAAACTAAGTCTGTTCCAAGATTTTCTAAATAACCTCTAAATGTAAAAGATCTATAAATAAGTATAGATTCTTACGAATTTTAATAAATCCACGGTAACTTTTTACACTAAATGGAAAACATCGAAGAAAACGTAGTCACCAAAGGTGCAGCAAAAGCTGATCCTATGCCCTCATCAGGCATCCCAGTAGAGGATCTTGGTGGTCCTACACCAGAAAACTATAAGCCTGATGACGATTCAGCAAAGCTGAAAGATCCAGCATCAACACTTGCACAAGTGAAAGATGTAGTCAATGCTAAAGCTATGAAAGCAGAAGAAGCAGAGACAGAGGATGAAGTTATCGAGGAAGAAGAAGCAACTACTGATGAGGTAGTCGCTGAAGAGGAAACAGCAACTGAAGAGGAATCTGAGGAAGTTGTTGCCGAAGCAGAAGAAACTTCTGAAGAAGAAGTTGTCACTGAAGAGGAAGAGCCAATTGACATCGAAGCAGATGTACAAGCACTTCTTGAAGGTGAGGAACTTTCTGAAGAGTTTACAAACAAAGCAAGAACAATTTTTGAGGGTGCAATCAGATCTAAGGTTGCAGAAATCAAAGAGGACTTACAAGAAGCTTATGCTCAAGCTCTAGTTGAAGAACTGGACACAATTAAGGAAGGATTAACTGAAAGAGTTGATGCTTACCTAGAGTACGTTGCAGACGAGTGGATGCAGGAAAATGCACTACAAGTTGAAAAAGGACTCAAAACAGAAATGACTGAATCCTTCCTAGAAGGTATGAAGTCACTATTTGAAGAACATTATGTAACAATCCCTGAAGACAAATATGATGTACTTAATAGCATGGTAGACAAGCTTGATGAAATGGAGAATAAACTCAATGAGCAAATTGATCGCAATGTTGCTCTTAATCGTAGATTGGCAGAATCCAATGCAGATGGCGTTTTCGCTGCTGTAGCTGAAGGTCTAGCAGACACTCAGAAGGAAAAACTCGCTACTCTTGCCGAAAATGTTGAGTTTGAAAGTGAGACAGACTATCGTGAGAAACTAGAAACACTTAAGGAATCTTATTTCCCAAGTAAAACTAGTGCTCCAAAGAGCACCTCTGAGAATTTATCAGAAGAGGTTTCAACAGATGAAGTAGCATCAGTAGATACTACTCCTAGAATGCAAGCCTATTTGGATATCTTATCCAGAGCTGCGAAGAAGTGAATTTAACATTTATTCAAACAATAAACCGTAAGAGGTAAATTTCAAATGCAAATGTATAACACAGAACATTTGCAGGAAAAGTGGGGACCTATCCTCGATTTTGACGGAGTTGATCCAATCAAAGACGCTCATAGAAGAAACGTCACCGCTATCCTGTTAGAAAACCAAGAAAAAGAATTAAGAGAGGAAGCATCATTCCTTTCAGAACAGCCAACAGTAAACACTGGTTCAACAAGTAGTGCAGCAGGTTTCTCTGCTGGTGCAACTGCAGCTGGTCCTGTTGCTGGTTTCGACCCAGTATTAATCAGTCTAATTCGTCGTTCAATGCCTAACTTGGTGGCATACGATTTAGCTGGTGTACAACCAATGAATGGTCCAACTGGACTAATCTTCGCAATGAGATCCAGATTCACTAATCAGAGTGGAACTGAAGCTCTATTCAACGAAGCAGACACAGCCTTCTCTGGACAGAACGAAGGATTCGATGTATCAACAGGCGACGTTAATACTAACGTTGGTTTAGGTACAACTGCACAGCAAGGTTCAAATCCAGGACTTCTTAATCCAACTGCTGCTCAAACAAACGCTACTGACTACAACGTCGGTCAGGCAATGAGAACAGATACTGCTGAAGATCTAGGAACATCTGGCGACGCTTTCAACGAAATGGCATTCTCAATCGAGAAAGTCACCGTGACTGCGAAGTCAAGAGCTCTAAAAGCAGAGTACAGTTTAGAACTAGCACAAGACCTCAAAGCAATCCACGGATTGAATGCAGAGGCTGAGTTAGCAAATATTCTATCAACTGAAATTCTTGCTGAGATCAACAGAGAAGTTATCAGAACAATCTATAACGTTGCTGAACCAGGTGCTCAAGCAAACGTTGCTTCTGGTGGAACATTCGACTTAGACACAGACTCCAACGGAAGATGGTCAGTTGAGAAGTTTAAAGGTCTCATATTCCAGATGGAAAGAGATGCCAACGCAATCGCACAGGAAACTCGTAGAGGAAAGGGTAACATGATCCTTTGTTCTGCTGACGTTGCTTCTGCATTAACAATGGCTGGTGTACTAGACTACACTCCTGCACTTAACGCTAACCTAAAAGTAGATGACACAGGCAATACATTTGCTGGTGTATTACAAGGTAAGTATAGAGTGTACATCGACCCATATTCAGCAAACGTTGGTTCTACACCATCTGGTGCTCAGTACTACGTTGTTGGATACAAAGGTACTTCTCCATATGACGCTGGATTATTCTACTGTCCTTACGTTCCTCTACAGATGGTTCGTGCGGTTGGTCAGGATACATTCCAACCAAAAATTGGATTCAAGACCAGATATGGTATTGTTGCCAACCCATTTGCTGAAGGAACAACAGCAGCACTTGGAGCATTAAGACAGAATGCTAACAGATACTACAGAAGAGTTAAAGTTACTAACCTTATGTAATATAAATATCTCGTTCGAGATAATAGAGACTCCTTCGGGGGTCTCTTTTTTTATCTAAATAAATATAATACTAGTATAATTCAATGAAACCAACTCCAAGACAGTACAAAGAAGCGGTTGAACGCACTGAAAAAATTAAAGAATATTTAATTAAAGAGGGTTATGCTGATAATCCAGAAATGGCAGATAGTATTATAATGGGAATGAGTGAGCAATGGTACGAAACTATTCTTGAAGATTCATGAAAAATTTTAATGATTTTATTGAGCAAGCAGCTTCTAAAGTTTTAACTACGGAATCAGCAAAAAATTGCCCTAAAGGAAAATATTGGTGTTACACTGATAAAAAGTGTAAGCCAATTCCTAGTGGATATTTTGTAGGTAGAAGAGGGTATCTTGAAAAAGAAGAAGATTCAGATGATACCAAGAAAAATGGTAACGGAAATGGAAACGGTAATGGTGGCAGCACCAATGGTAACGGTGGCAGTAATGGTGGCGGTAATGGTGGTGGCAACGGTGGTGGAGGAATGAGTGAAGAACTCAATAAAAACGACAAACCATTCGTTAAAAAATTAGTTGGAAAACTCAGGAAAGGTTCTAAAACACACGCAAAACAAGCAGATGATTTAGAAAAAGCAATGAATGAGGAATCCAACCCTCGCATACCTAGAAAGAAAGGGCAACCTGCAAATTCTAAAAAACATTCTGATTTATATACTGATGAAAATCCTAAAGGAACTATACATGGACTCGGTTTTAAGGACGTGGCTACTGCTAAAGCATCTGTCTCAAAGATACGTAATTCTTCAAGATCGCATGCTCATAAAATTCAAGCGGCTGTTGCTATGGAACAAAGGGCGAGAGAGATGGGTAAAACCTCTGAAGCGGCCGTTTACCGTAAGTATATTAACTCTATGAAGAAAAAGACTAAGAAAATGAATGAAGAAAAGCATGGTGATCATGAACCAGAGATGATTCGTAGTCAGTTAAAAACTGCAGATAGAGCATCTAAACGCATTGAAAAACATTCACGCAAGAAAGATAATTTTAAAGCATGGGTTCAATCAAAGATAACTAAAGCATCTGATTACTTAGATACTGCTGCAGATTATCTTGATAGTAAAGATATGAAAAAAGAAGCAGCAAATCCAGCACAACAAGCTGCAATTGCAATAAATATGAAGAAGAAGGGAAAAAAACCCAAAGATATGTCTGAAGGTTCTCTTCATAAATGGTTCAAGGGTTCTAAATCCAAAGACGGAAAAGGTGGTTGGGTTAATGTAGTCACAGGTGGAACTTGTGCAAGTGACGAACCTGGTGAAGGAACACCAAAATGTGTTTCATCTTCTAAGAGAGCAAGTATGACAAAGGCAGAAAGATTATCTGCTGCACGTCGTAAGAAAAAAGCAGATCCTGGTCAACAACAAAAAACTGGTGCTGCAAAACCAACTTATGTTTCAACTGACAAACCTAAAAAGAAAATGAAAGAAGAAATCGAACTTACTGAAGTTAAAGACAAAAAAGGTAAAGGCAGTGGTACAAAAGATGCCTGTTATCATAAAGTCAAGTCAAGATATTCTGTATGGCCATCTGCATATGCATCAGGTGCATTAGTTAAGTGTCGTAAAGTAGGTGCAGCAAATTGGGGTAATAAATCAGAAGAAGCAGAGATAAATGTCGATGAAGCAATGTCTTCATACGATAGAAATAGAAAGGCAGCAGCAAAAAGAGCAGCACAGAGAAATGCTGAAAGAAGAGCAGGTACAAGAGGTGGAAGAATGGAAAGAGAAACATATAGGAATGAAGCTGGAGTGCAAATGCATCATAAGGGGTATAGAGCAAATGCAAATGAAGAAGTTGAAGTTGTAAATGAAGTTAGCAAAAAAACTTTAGGTAGTTATGTCAAGAAAGCAGCAACAGAAATAGGAACTAGTGCGATTAAAGGTGACTATAAGAAGATGCAGAAGAGACATAAAGGTGTATTAGATGCAAGTGATAAACTTCAAAAAGAAGGTGCATATATGGGCCCTGACAAAAAAGATTTAAAACAAATCAAGAAAATGGATAATCCTGATTATGCTAAAAAGTTAGCAGACTATGAAAAGAATATGGATCCTAAGAAGCGTCAAGCACTTAAGGACAAAGCAACTAAAGGTATGAAGTTTGCTCAAGAAGGAATGTCTTACGGATTATATAAAGGATCAGGTAAAGCAAGTGGTGCAATGAAAGATTATCTTGATAAGAAGGCAAAGATGCTGAAGAAGAAGAGAGACAAACAATCTGATGCTGCTAAAAATAACCCTCATTTTGATAGTACACAACCATCACCATCAGGTAGAAATAAGTATGAGCA